GGCGTAGTGGGTCCAGTCATCGCGGCCTGGTTTCTCAATATCCCACGTCCCCTCTTTGAGAGCTGTCTTCACGAACGACTGCCTCAAACGAGTACATCGGATATGCACCGCCATTCGCTCGTAGGACATCACTTGGGCAGTCTTTTCGAGGCGGTCTTTCTGCTCAGGATTCGACCGCTGGGCCATGATGCTGATGCGGCGATACCCCTTCCCTCGAAGTGTCTGCTCGATGACCGTGTACCCCTCGGAGGCCCGGTGAAGGTCTCTCGCGTATCCGTTGCAGTCACCGTAAATGTGAATCTCAGTGTTTCCGTACTGCGAGGCCGGGAACTTCGCCATGAACTCAGCGAGTGCATCGAGAAGTCCGAGTGTTTCGCCAGACGACTCCTCCAGGAACAAATACTTCTCTGTTCGAGGATGATAAATCGTCTTCTGTTGCCAGTACTTCTGAGCAACCACCCACGCCATCGGACTGACGTTGAAGTCGAGGCCTAGAAGAATCGGCTTGTCCGGCGTTACCTGATAATCCTCTGTAATGAGGTTATCGCGGTCATTGTAAGCCCAGTAGGCGGAACCCTTCGTGAAGGGAACAAAAAGCCCCTTCTCATAACTGAGAATCTTCGACTTGTCGTAAGCGTAGACGTTCCTGATCTGCGTTTGAGCGTAGTGCTCTGGACTCGGCATCAGGTACTTATTCATCGTCGTTTCAACGATGAACCGCCTATGAAGCCGCTGAGTCTCTAGATCCTTGTCGTGATAGTACGGGCTAATCCGGTCATACGTAGTGCCTGGGATATCGCCTAAATCGGCGTACCAAGCACCTTTGCCTGAGACGCCTTCGGGCGTTCCTTCAATAATCGTTTGTCTTATCAAGGCCTTAGGGCATCTAAGGCGAGGTTGGCTCTTCTCATACGCCTCTCGCTGCATGAGCCCTGGCTCAGTGAGCCACAACCCCGCAATGTTCGACCCGACGAAAAGCCCCGGCCTGTCCGCTGACAGAAAGTGAATCTCATGCTGGTAGCCCTTCAAGATAAGCTTGAAGTGTTTCCCCTTGTTGATTCGGTACTGCACGTCCTCTTTGAGCCCGTAGGAATCAAAGAGCACTTGCCGCATCGCTGGCAGGATAATCTGCTCAATCTTCGTGTGCGTCGGGGCCACGGCCCAGGAGTACGAACTCTTCCGATTAAGTAGCCATCGGTCGATGAAGAATTGAGCTGACCCCGTAGTCTTGCCGCTACCGAGGCCTCCAGTCACCCAAAAGGTCTGGGATTTCGTGTCCTTTACCGCCCGCTTCACCCACCATGGCAGAAGGGTGAGGCGTCGCTCAGTGGATACTCGGTTCTGGCTCATTTGCTACCTGCGGAGGCAGTTCATCCTCTGCAAATACCGCCCGAGTCACAGTCGGCAAACTGCCGTCCGGCTGTCGGCCTTCCTTGATCGCGTGCTTCTGTCTCGCAAACGCATCGTCATATTTCGACCGATTTAATGCCTTCAACATGAAGATGATGAGCGTCGTATCCCCTGCATTTGCAAAAGTCATCGCCTTTTGGGCTAACCCTTCTTCAAGCTCTTTGCAGGCCCGTCTAAATTCAGTCTTGAACTTTGCGTCCTTCTTCATCCACTGGTAGTACGTGCCTCGCACGATATCCAGCTCTTTACAAGTCCGAGCAATATTACCCAAGTTGCTTACGTAGGCCGCCAGAAACATTGCTTTCTTCGGCTCGGTCTCCGTTACGGTACGCCGTTTCTTTTTTATCATGTGCGTTTAGGTCAGTAAGGGTTTCGGGGTTTTAGCCGCCCTTTCGAGCAACCGAGAATGGAATTACTGGCTCTTGTCCTGGATCAACTCATCCAACCACAACCTCTCCTCAACCGCCTGCCGGGTCTCTTTGAGGTAGTAGAAGAACATCCTCTCACTAACTCCCAGGGACTGAGCAACAGCCGCCGAATCGAGATCGGTTCTTGATTCACGAGGTATTAAGTACCACCTCGCAAACGCTTTTCCTTTGACCGACTTCTCGTACGGTCTGAGAGCGAACCACAAAGCGGCACAAACCATCGACCACAACTGCTCGTTGGTATAACTACCCCGAGACTGTCGTTTATCGCGTTCTGCTAGATTTATTGATTTGAGCCGAGTTGGATTGTGGTGATTGTAATAGCTGAGGGCATGGAAAACATCCCGAAAGGGGGCATCTGTTTGAGTATCTGACTCGTCGTTTTCGCCGCTCAACACACTACCTTCAGTTTGCAGAGTTTCACAGGGTTTACTGCAATGCAATCCACTATTTTCAGTTGAGAGCATCTTTCCTCACAAAAGTCTGTTCAGCCTGCACTTTCTGGAGGTTGATCATCCCGATAGTACCCACCCTGGTCTCATCCAGCTTCCTCTCCGTCTCATCCAACCGCCTCTTCAGCGACTGAATCTCGCTCCACGTGCCGAACCACAGCAAGTACATAAACGCCAGCCCAACAGTTAACGCCCCAATCATTTCGACCCCCCTCTTGATTCCCTCGCAAGCCTTCCGCACAGATACTTGTCCCTCTGCTTTTGCCTTGCTTCGTGATAAGCCCTTTCTCTGACAATCATCCTCTTCTTGTTCGGCTTCCGGTGCTTGAGATACCTACGCACCCCCTCGAACAGAAAGTCCTCATCGATCAGAGCGCACCAGTCGGAGAATCGATAGCCTGGCTCACCCGCGTCTGCGAGCAAGAACCCTTCGGCTTCTAGGAATATGAGAGTATTGTCGGGCCTGAGGTAGTCGGCGACTGCCCGTTGGATCATTGCGAGTACTAATCGCTTCGCTGGCGAGCAGGGTTTAGGTGTTATGTCTTCGACGTGATAGGAGTTGCAGAATGATTCACTTGCCATCTTGTTGGAGGATGACAGAAGTCATTGACAAAGGGAAGATGGTTATTTCGGAAGGTGGTGAGTTGGTCTTTCGGTCGCGGCCTCGGCTCCGTCAGAACATTCTCGGCAATCACTAAAGCCAGAAACGCTACTTCACGCTCCAGCTCCTTCGTGCGTTTCTGCAATCGCAGATCACCCAACATCAACAATAGTATCAGCCCAAGGGTGAGCCAATCGCCTAGAGCTGCTGATCGCTCAGCTTTGCTTGCCATATCTCAACTCATCCACATACTGGTCCATTATCAACTCGTCCCACTCCTGTCGTGTAAGTATCTCAAGGGCAATCTCTGCGATGTCGTCCGGTAGTGCGTCAATAATGTTGAGCGGCCCAGGCTCGGGAAACAGGTTGATGTATACGCTACGGCGTCGTCGTTCAGCTTTGGTGGTCATCTAACTCTTACCGGCTAGAATGCACCAGCAGGCACGAATTAGTAACAAACCCATCAGCAACGCTCCCAACAACGCGATTAAACCGAAGCAAGTGTTCACAAAACTCTCGCTTCCGAACCACTTCCACGCTTTAGCCCACCTTCCGGTTTTCTTCTCAGTTCGCCGCAACAGCTCATCGACTGACCGTTCAATGCCTCTAATGTCACTCGGTATGTTGGTTCCAATGAACCGCATCCTAAGCTCCTCAACACAACGTCGTATGGCGGTCAGCTCTCGGCCGAGGCTTTCGTCGATCTGCTTGTTACTGTCCTCACTTTTCATTCTCACTCATCTCCTCTCAGCGACCCACGTTCAATCTTCTTCTCCAGCAACTCCACCTTCCGCTCCAACAGCTTCGCAAACTTCCACGTCAGCCGGTCATTAACCTGCATTATGGCTACGACTCCGATAACGAGCCAGTCACCGAGCGTCATAAGTCCTCGTCTTCGTCGTCTTCGACCGGTCTGTAGTCGATGCCCGTCGCCTTGATGAGGTTCTCGTAACGCTTCCCAGTTGCTCCGCTCAAATAGTCGTTAACGACGGCCATATTTCGAAGCAGTAGGCCCTGCGTCTTCGCCCCGCCCTGATAGAGCTGCTGCATGAACGAGAGAACGCCCTGCATCATCTGCTCAAGCTTCTCCTCCTTCTGGGACATCAACACCGTCTTCTCGGCACTTAGCCTGTGAACTTCACTTCGAAGTGCTTGCAATTCCTCTTCCAGCTCGACAATTTTCTTCTCGTAGTATTCTTTTCGCATAAACTCCTAATAGATACAGTTATATTTCGGGCCCTTGAAAACCCGGTAGCATGTCGTCCGAGTGCCGCAAGCGTTGCCTCGCAGGATAACAGGATATCTGACCGTCGGATGGTAGTAACGAGTCGTACAGGTACCCCACGGGAACTTGATTCTGAACGTCATTGAGTAGCCGCGGCGTGCGGTTACCTTTGCGTTCGGCTTCTCTGCGTGGGCTGCAGCGGATACTCCGAGCAGAATGAACATCATCAACACGGCGATGTAGAGTAGCACGAGGTGGGAACCTATGGCTGCAACCCCTCTTTCTGCTGAGCGTAGGCGTTCGTCGATGGATTCGATTTGATCGTTATGGTTATTCATTTAGCTTCCTTATATGTTTTATCACTTTCCACCACCTCCACCGGAACGGCGTAGACCAACCGGATACGCTCGTCTTCAGGTAACCCCGCATCTAGCAGCACTCTCGCACCCGACTCAGGCATAGCCTCAAATTCCATCCAGACACCATCGACATGACGGATTTCACGCAAGCCGACGATTGGACTTTGGCGAACCTTGTCCCGAAGCGCTCGCAGTTCCTCCAGCTCTCTTGCTGCAGCTTGCTGTCCGTCTTGATACCCTGCTCCATACGCCATAAACCGCAGGTTATGAATCAGTGCGTCAGCGTCTGCTTCCTCTCCGAGTTTCGACACAAACACCGTGCTGCTGGCATACTCCTTTGCTTTCTCGTCTGCTTCTTTACTCACTCCCCCTCCTTCTTCGGCCCCTTCGGCAGCGGGAGCCAGTGGGTGATGACCCATTCGAAGCCTTTCCAATGCTTGTAGGGGTCGATAGTAAACTCAGAGACTGAAACTACTCCGGGATCGAGCACGTCTGTCTTTAGTGTCTTTAGATTTCGTATCGAGCGTATGACCTGATACTGGCCTGGCTCCTCCGGCAACCCCTCCTCCACCGACACCCACGGCGGATTCTCCCGACCGTGCTTTATGCCAGCGAGGAAGGTTGCGATAATGGCTTCATCATCCCCGTAGACTATTGCACCGGGCAAGTCTGGGTCGTAATCAACAACCCTTTGCCGATACTCTTCCGCCGCTTTCTCGTCTTTAGTCTCGCTCATAACTCCTTCCCGCAATTCAGGCATACTGGTTTAGTCGAGGAAGTTACGAACGGGCCATGGTGGGCAAATCCTGCAACATAGCGATATTGAAAAATATTGCCGTGTCCTCGCAGCCCGCACCAGAACTGACGGATGCGATCATATCGTTGACGCCACCTATTTGATAACATAAACCGTCCCCCGCCATTCGTAAGCGAGTAAGTGATTTCGATACCCGACACGCTTACCAAGTAGCTGTACCGCCCATTTCTTCCAGAGCGGGATGGCGGCGTGAGTGTCTTGATTAAAGTAATAGTACATTCCCATCTACTTCCCCTCGTCCGTCTTCATAAATCCCACTCACACTGTGCATCCCAGATAGATTCTGGTATCGACCGTCCAGCTTTAAAGCTTCGTAGGAAGTACGTCATAAATTCTGCTTCCATACCTGACTCTTTAGCTCCTTCGATAGCAGTTAACACCGCCGCCGCTTCCTCAAACTCCTTCTGTATCTCCGGATCTGGAGTAGAGGCTAGGCCCTCTAAGAAGTCGTCGTCTTTAGTCATTGGCCTCCTGTACCAGTTCAATCGTTATCAAGAACGTCTGCCCCGCAACCTTCATTCGCCGCACCCCAACCGGCTTCACCTTTGCAATCGGCTTTCCAGAGAGCCATGACCGGAGACGTTCCACGTTGGGCGAGCTCATCTCGCCGCCTCGCTCGAATCTCGACAATGTGGCGAACGAAATGCCGACATGCTCTTGTGCCTTGCGAAGTGAAAGACGGTCCCGCTCAAGGCGCTTGCGGAAGTCGTTTCGCAGACCGTTCAGTGACGTGCTCACTCCCCCTCCTTCTTCGGCCCCTTCGGCACAGCGGGAGCCTCCTTTGATTGGTCGTACACGCTTGTACTGGGCGGTTCTATCGACATCCAGTGAGAATATTCCACCAACTCCGCTGCGCCCTTATGAGTCTCCCAATAACTTTCATTGTCGTCACGATCTAAGAATCCGAAAACATACCGCCAAGAATCTCGTGACTCATTGAAATGAGCTAGTAGCACTTCTTCGCCAACTTTAGGATGCTCATCGCTTGTTACGATCCATTCCCAACCGCTCGCCTTGAGGGCGTCGTATTCCTGTTTAAATTGCAGAAATAGGAACTGATTCTTGTCTGCTCTTTCGTAATGACGCGCGGAGTAGCGCCTGCTAGTGAGCAGTTCTTCCTTCAACTCAGCAATCTGGGAGTGAAGCGAAGTGATATACGCTTGAATAGCTGAATGCTCCGCCTGATTTGATTCGCGAATGTTGGATAATGCACAGCCAATTTGAATGCCTTCCGCCGCTTTCTCGTCTTTAGTTGTCATAAATCCCACTCACATTGAGCATCCCAAATAGATTCTGATATCGACCGTCCAGCCTTAAAGCTCCGTAGAAAGTAGGTCATAAATTCTGCTTCCATACCTGACTCTTTAGCTCCTTCGATAGCAGTTAACACCGCCGCCGCTTCATCGAACTCTTTCTGTATCTCCGGATCTGGAGTAGATGCTAGGCCCTCTAGGATGTCGTCGTCGTTAGTCATTGGCCTCCGTCTCGCCGAGCAACTCCGGCGGAGCGACTACGCCATAAATCGTGATCGTGGGTCTGGTCGGATCGATATCCGCCACTAAGTCGCGGGCATTCAACTTTGTCGCCACCTTTCGAAGTTCATCAACCTTCGACTGTAGAAGCGCACGATCGCCAAAAGCTAACATCTCAAACGAGATGCTTATTAGCGGGCGTAGCACCTGCAATCTGGCCAACTTTACGAAATCTAGCGCGTTCATATGCCTCCCTCATCTGCCGAATGACGTTTTCCGCACGCTCTACACCACACCCTGAGCGGCGTAAACGATAGAGCGCCATTCTCAACCAAAGCAACGCTCGACTGCACTTGCCATTCATGAAGGCCCAATGAGCACATAAGCCGCTTTAGTATCGCTATCATGTTATTCCCCCTCCCCAAACAACTCCGGCGCCAACACTTTCCTCAACCCAGGAATCCGTGCCGCCCTCTCAATCCGTACCGCATCCTCATACCCAATCGCCGACTCCCCGTACAATTTCCGGCTTATCGTCGATTCCGCCACTCCAACCGCCTCAGCGAATTCCCGATGCGAATTGAACTTCTGGCGTGCAAGGTGCATCCCGGGGTTTCGGCGTCTGAGCATTTTCGGTGTGGGTCGTTTTGGCATAGTGCAGGGATGTTGACACGTTTAGTACTGGATTGCAACCCCCACGTGTTTGCACCAGGCGATAGCGGCTTCGGCACCCGAATATGCGAGGCAGTAGCACTCCGGCCCCCATGTTCTGATGAAGTCGTCCCGAAACTCGACTTGCTCCTTCGAGAGCTTCCCATCCCCGAACTTCATCTCGATGACCATCGGCTTCCCTTTAGACGGCCCAGATTGCCCAGGGAAGAGCACGATGATATCGGGAGTACCTGAGCTAGCCCCCTCCCGCCAAAAGAACAGCCTGCGTGATTTGGTGCGGCCTATTGCCCCGTTGGGGACGGCACGGGTCATGGGGACGGCAGGATGATTTATCTTTCGGATGAAGGCGAAGAAGTCGGATTGGTCTTGATGTTCGGACACGAGGGGAGAGTATCACGTCAAACGGGGTTTCGTCACGGATCAGAAGATACACAGCCCCCTTTCCCTCTCATCATCATGCCTATTGACATGGGTTATGGGGGAGGCTAGCCTGTAGCCACTGCTAATTGCGGGGGCGCTTTTTGCAGGCTAGTTCATTGATGAGGCTCTGTTCTGACCTACGTTAGAGCAGGGCCTTCTCTTTTTATACTAGGCGTTTGTAAACGTATGAGGTCGGACCAGGGCGCAGGGGGAGATAGCTACATCAACCAGTAACTCGTTGCCTGGAAAACCCAACTGGTAGGCCAGTTCGGGAAACACCTATTTCAAAGAAAAGCCCAACAACCCACACCTTGGGCGTCAGTCCTTTCGGAATGGAACCTTGATTGAATCCCCGGAACTCTCGCTTCCAAGCACCGTCCGGTCACAGGCTCTAGCCCGTGAAGTTTAGCCTCACCTTTTCAAAGGGTGAATGTTGTAACTAGGTTTCTCAGAATTCGCCGTGTCGGTCAACCCGTCGGCTAATTCAAGACCCGATTCATGTCCAGCTTCCGCGCCAACTTCGGCAGCTTCTCAAGCATTAACGCTCTGTCAGCCGCACGTTGCTCCTCTGTTCGAGGGGTAGGCGGAGGTAGGTCTGGAATGAATTCTTTCGGTGTGGGGCGTCCTGTGCCGTTTGGCGGGGTGTTTGAGGCTCCCTTGTTCCGCTTCGTCTTCACCTCTTCGTTGTAGAGCCTCATAGTTTCTTCAAGAGCCCATCCGGTAATCGTCACGTAGGCCCCAAATCGATCGGGGCTTGTTCCGTTGGCTCGCTTGTTCGTGGCGCTCGCTTGGGCCTTCTGGAAGACCTCTCGCCAGTGGGTTTCTGGTAGTCCCTTCGCTTTGAAGAGGGTGAGGGCGTTGCAGAGTTCGAGGGGCGTTATCCACAGGTCGGGGTAGGACAGCATCGGACGCCGACCGACATTCACGAACTGATTTGATTTCTGCCACGGTTCAGGCGGGTCGCTCGGAACGGGGAGGCGAGCAAGGACCGTTTTCCACATGGCGGCGGGAACCTCGGCAGGTTTGGCATCGGTCTGGGATGATTCTGGCATCGACTTCGCTTCAGCCTGGCTCTCCCATCGCTTCCTGGCGTTCTCGCTCTGTTTTTGAGACAGTTCGAAACTTCGCTTCAGGCCGTGTTGCTCAAGCCACTGCCTGTCATCGGAAATCTTCCACGGGCCAGCGAGGAGTTGTGCCATTATTCGCTTGAAATCCTCGTTCGGTGGGTTTCTGAGGAGGGTTTTCAGCCTTCGCTTGTCGTTCGGAAGGCGGTAGCCCTCTCCAGAGACGCCAGCGGCACACATCAACAGGATGTGGGCACCCACGGCGTCGAGGTCCAGCGTTAAAACGTGCTGATCACCTGCGAATTGTTGAAAGTTGAATTGAATTGTTGCTGGCTTGTCGCTTGTTGTCATCCACCCTCCCCGTAGCGTGTTGCTTGTCATAACAGATACGCTAGGAATGTGCTTCACGTCAATCAGTTTCTGTATCGGGTAATGAGATAAGTCGGCTCTATCTTGCTGCCTAGTTGACTCCTCCCGCCTCTCATGTCATTCTGTTGCCACTAATTCAACAGAGGACCTATGACCGACCTAATAACCCTCGCCCGCACCTTCGCAACCGAACGCCACGGCAACCAGAAACGCAAGTATTCAGACGAGCCGTACACGGTCCATCTTGAGAGTGTGATGGAGATTGTCCGCTCGGTACCGCACGACGAAAACATGCTCATTGCGGCGTTGCTGCATGATGTGGTGGAGGATACTGAGACGACATTCGGGGAGATTGCGAACCGTTTCGAGGTGGATGTTTACGAGCTTGTGTCTGCATTGACCGACTACACGAAGGTGGTCGGCAATCGCAAGCACAGAAAAAAACTGGATGCCCAACGCCTCTCCAATGCCCCTGCCCGAGCCCAAACCATCAAACTCGCCGACCTCATCGACAACACCGCCTCCATTGTGGAGAGAGACCCCAACTTTGCCCGCGTCTACCTGGAGGAGAAACAGCGGCTACTCGAAGTCATGACGAAGGGCGACCCCACCCTGTACGCCAGGGCCTACGAGCAGCTTCAGGAAGGCCAGCGGAAACTGATTCACGATTCACTCGGAGGAAAATGACGGAAGTACAACGCCAGATTCGAATAGTTGATTTTCGAGAAGATGCACTGGGAGTCTGGCGGCACTATCTGCGCCTCTGCGATCCAGCTCACGCACGCCGACCGTTTGAGGAACCAGATGCGGATACAAGAGCCATCTATGACAAATTGCGGGCAATTGATTTTTGGTCAGCCTCTCGTGAGACCTTCGAGGAAATCATCGGGAGACCGCTGAATCCTTCTTTCGACTGCGATATATGCGAGCAAAGCTTTCCGGTAATTGTTGAGCTTGGGGAAATAGACTACGGCTGCCAAGGGGTGTGGATCTGCGAAGCTTGCCTTCAAGCTGCCCTGGAGCAATACAAGAGTCACGCTAACAACTAATTCTCCCTCACTTCTTGCAGCCCCGTTGACACTAACCCCAATCCGTGCAATTCTCCGACTCGACCGTTGCGGTGTGAGGTAATTCCCATCTTCTTTATCTTCCAATATAGACCCTGAGTCTTACGCTCGCATCGCCAACGGTCACTTTTAATGGGAGGAATATGACCAAGAAACAAACCGACAACCAAGAACCAACTACGCTACCCGCCGAGCTGCCAGCAGAGCGAGAGCCCACGCCAATGGCCCTTCTCCAATCAGCGATTAACCAGGGGATGGACGTTGAGAAGATGAGTCGCCTGATGGACCTTCAGGATCGCTGGATGGCATCAAGATCGCTCGAAGCATTCACCGTCGCCCTAAATGCGTGCCAGCGAGATCTGCCCGTCGTCGTCAAAGATGCCCAGAACACCCACACCAGGACACGATACGCCCGCCTGGAGAACGTCGTCCACACGATCAAGCCCACCTACACGAAACACGGCTTCTCCCTCTCGTTCGCTGAAGGCGACAGCCCGAGGCCCGAACACTCAATGAGAATCATCGCCGACCTACATCACGTTGGAGGCCACTCCAGGCAGTACCACCTCGATGTTCCGCTTGATGGCATGGGAGCAAAGGGAAATTCGAATATGACCGCCACCCAAGGGAAGGGTTCGACCTTCGCTTACGGGAAGCGGTATCTCACGTGCTCCATCTTCAACGTGGTGGTTGCAGACGAGGACCTGGACGGAAACAACGGCAACACGCCAATCAGCGATGAGCAGGAAGTGAAGTTGTCCGAACTTCTGGATTACTGCGAGGAGCTGGGAGTGAAGGCGATTCGTGCGAAGTTCTTTGCGTGGTTGAAGGTTGAAACGGTGGCCCAGATTCCCGCTAGCCGATTCGATGAGGCAGTCAAATCGCTCAACACGACGATTGCACAGAGGAAGGCGAAGAATGAGGAGGCGGCATGATAATTCACGACTGTCCTCAACTAACGCCCCAATGGTGGCAAGCTCGCAGGGGTATTCCCACGTCATCATCTTTCCACCGCATTTTGACCGCCAAGACAATGCAGCTCTCAAAAAGCGCCGACGACTACATCTGTGAACTTCTTGCTGAGAAGTACGCCCCGTGGGATGAGGACAATGAGATTCTGACGAAGCCAATGCTGCACGGCCTCGAATGCGAACCGGAAAGCAGGGCCTGGTACGCTCTCATGACCGATGAGGACGTTAAGCAGATCGGCTTCTGCACGACCGATTGCGGGCGCTTCGGAGCCAGTCCAGATAGTGCGGTGGGAGACGAAGGAGGTCTTGAGCTGAAATGCCCGATGCCGAAGACGCACCTCTCATACCTGCTCGGTAATAAACTACCCGACGACTACAAGGCCCAGGTTCATGGTCAGCTCGTTGTGACAGGATGGAAGTGGGTCGATTTCGTTTCGTATGCGAGGGGCTTGCCGCCGTTCAAGATCCGGGTTGAGCCTGACGAGTACACGGAGGCTTTACGCTCGGCATTGGAGCAGTTCTGGCTGCGGTATCAGCAACTCGAAAAGATGATTGTGGATATGGTTGAAGGATCACATCTGGAAATTGAAGCAAAACTGACGCCCGGATAATCTCACGCCGCATCCATCAGGGTGCGGCCCTACTCCAGCCCCCTTGACCGCAACAAATCCTCCAGCGGCACCCCCTTCGACTGAAACCACTGAAAGTAGCGCTCCGGCTTCGGCGGGATGCCACGTGTCAGCCACAAGTGAACGGCTTGACGGGATATTTGCAGCTCTCTGGCGATATACCCGCACACCTCTCGGGGCCGCTCGATAGATTGACCCACGAATGCAATGATTTCTTTCGTCAGTTTCCGCTGACTGTCGGTTAGTTGTTTGTTCATAATGCGTACTCGTTGACATCTGATAGGTATCATGGTAGGTAGCGGGAAGTCAAATCAACAAAGGAAAGGGTATGCCACTTCAACTCTCACTAGCTCCCCCTGACAAGTTCAAGCCGACACCCAGCAACGAATATCAATCAACATTAGACCAGGCGAAAGAAATGCTAACGTGGCCCGCTGAACGACTTGCTACTTGGATCATTAGGATGCAGGGAGAGGCCAGGGATTACGGAGCGAGGCAAGCGATTATTGCACTGGACGGGCCGATTGAAATGAAAGAGGAGACAAGATGACCAACCACCGCAAAGACCAACCCCATCAACCACCAGTTCAAGCGCCGCATCACTCCCCTCTGAGCCGCATCTCCTTCAGCCCCATCCTCCGACAAATCGAACTCACCCAGCAACGAAAGGAGATTGAGCAGTTCATGGCCGTGTGGAAAATGGCCCAGGAACACCCAGGCATGACGGCTGAAGAAGGTTTGTCACGGTGGAATAATGATAGGGGGTCGCATGAAACCTGAAGATATTCTTTACGAGGGCCCGCTCAGAATCGTACTCGAAGACACCCAAACCGAACAGATAGTGTCATATGAAGACGAATCTCCCTGGCACACGGCCAGCGAGTTCCTTTGGACCAAGGGCAACTACTCGTGCAACTGCAATCGTGAAATCTTCTTCAACCTCGCAGCCGG